TTTGGCGGGCTGGCGATCTACCGCACCGCCGACTACCTGCAGGGAACCTATGACGGCACGACAGACTGCGAGCACGTGACGCTGCACAAGACGATTGGCGAAAGGACAGGCAAAAGGATGTACATGAACCCAGCGCAACGCTGCGTGATGCAATTTCTACAGCCTGTCGAGGCCACGGATGGCGGGAAACACTGCGACGATTAGCCTGACGGCGTTTCGCGCCGATTGGCTGACGCATATGCCGATGCGGTCGCTGTGTGATCGGTACACGATCACGCGTGACCAAGTCATCAGGCTGAAGCACGTCTGGTCGTTGCCGCCCAGGCATGACCGGCGATTCCGAGCCAAGCCGCTACGGCAGGCAGACCCAACGCCGGCCGAGATAGCAGCCGCCTGCATTCGCCTGCAGGCATCATGGGACGAAAAGACACGCGAAGACCGCCGCGTGCAAAAGACACAGCACGTGACGCTGCGAGTGGTGCCGATCTACGGCGACGAACTACGGCACGAACTGCCCGACTCGCAGAGCATTGCTGATGCAATGGACGATCAATGATCGAAAAGCCAGCAGACACCGTCTACCGCCGCATCGTCATCGAGTACGGGCAGGTGTACGCCTACGCGTACTACCTGAACGAAAACGGAAAGATTTTGGCTGAAGAGTGCTGGAAGCAGCCCTTTCGGCTGGACCGCCGCGACGTGCAGGACGAGGCCGGCGATACGTGGGATCTGATCTACCAGCACCTGCAGGACACGGTGCTGTGGTCTGCAAGTGACGCCGAGGACCTGGGCAAGATGGAACCAGACCCACCAGAGGAGTAGCCATGCCCAACTACGAAGCCACGCCAGAAGAACTTGCCCAGTACGGCGCCGGGCTGTCGATCTGGCAACAGATTGCGTTGCTGCAGGCGTGGTCGCCGCTGATTGGCTACGGCCAGCGGTTCATCAACGAAATGGACCCGTACAAGCGTTCCGTCATCGTAAGCGAAGCGGCCGAATGGCTGGCATCCAAGACCAAGTCGCAAGCGGATGACCAATTGGTGCGATTGCTGGCTGACGTACTGAAGACAACGCAGGGCGAATCACTCGTGAGGTGGTGTCTTCTGCAGGTGGAGGCTAGCAGGTGAATGCTGACACTGCATTTCGTGCCGCTGCCGTCATTGTGGCGGTGGTTCTGGCGGCTGCTCCCTACTGGCCGCAAATCAGTGCCGCCGCAGGTCGTGCGATGGAAGCCGCAAAAGAAAAAGCCGGCCTGATCGGTCGTGTGGCCGCCATCGCACTTCTGTTGGCCGCTGCCTACGGCAAGGTGCCGCTGCCTGCCATGCCGTCTATGCCTGCTGCCGGCGTCAACGTGGAGACTCCCGCCGTGGAGATGCAGCAGTTAGTGCGGCCGGTGGCCGAGGCCATGCGGGAAATGCCGTACGGTGACCGGATGCTTTGGGCTGCCACGTGGAGCAAGGCAGCCGTGGTCGTAGCCGGCGATGCCGTCAGCACTGAGGTCGTGTTAACTGACACCAGATCGCTGCGACTGTTCACCACGCTGGCCCTAGACATTGCGTGGCGGCGGATCGGCCAGCACGTGCCAGGTGGCAACGAGCCGCTGCGGAAGGCCGTGGAAGCCGCCTACGGGCAGGCCGTAGGCACTGACGTGGTGCCGGTCACTGCGGACGTGCGTGCCCGGTACGGAGCGTTTTCCAAGGCCGTGGCATGGGCCGGCGTCAACGGAGGCTGACGCATGGCCGACTTCCTGCCATTGATGGGCTACTCGCCCAACCGTGAAGGCACTGACGCGTTTCTGGCGTCGTTGCCTAGGCCAACGCTGGCGCAAGCCGGCCCGGATCTCGCGCTGGATGAAAGCCGCGATGTGTTCCTTGGGTCGGCACTGCTGAAGTGCGACCCGTCGTGGAAGCGTGGTTCCCAAAAGATCGGCAGTTGTGTCGGATGGGGCTGGAGCCTGTCGTGCGACATTCTCGCGGCCTGTGACATCTTGCTGCGGAATGAGCCAGAAACGTACGGCGGTCGCGTGCTCGAGGCCAGCGTGTACGGGTTCAGCCGGGTGGAGGTGAGAGGCCAGCGAAATCTAGGTAGCGATGGGTCTTACGGTGGCGCTGCCGCCAAGGCGGTCACCAAGTACGGCACGCTGCACTACGGACAGGACTACGGCGGCCAGACATTCACCGACAACAGCGGCACGCGAGAGAAGGAATGGGGCCGGGACGGCGTTCCCGACGCATTGGAAAAGTACGCAGCCGAGCACACCGTCAGCAGCGTGGCATTGGTCAGGACGTTTGAAGACGCTGCCCGAGCGATCCAGAACGGCTATCCAGTGGCCGTGTGCTCCATGCAGGGCTTTTCCATGACGCTCCGCGACGGCGGCTACCTGTCGCCAATGGGGTCGTGGGCACATTGCATGATGTTTGCCGGCGTTCGATGGAAACCGTATCCGGCCGTGTTGTGCGTCAATTCATGGGGAGACTGCTACAGCGGCGACGTTGACACGGCGTTGCCAGTGCAGTTTCAGAGGTCTGCCGGCTGGGTGCGAGCCGAAACGTGCAGCCGGATGCTGTCCGGTGAGGATTCGTTTGCCCTGTCTGGCTACAGCGGCTTTGCACCACGGACGCTGCCCGCCAACTGGCTGGAGGGGATTCTGTGAGATACATGCTGCTTCCGCTGGCGATCGTGGCCGGCTGCGTTGCGACATTGCCAGACGATCACACGGTCACCGCAGACCTCGCGTGCGAAACGGCCCGCTTGGTCGTGCAGTTGCGTAACGAGATCGCCCCCAGCCCGGCAAGCGACGAGTGCGACAACTGCGATGGCACAGGCAAGATTGGCGATGGCCGCATTGTGCTGACCTGCCCTGTTTGCAAAGGCACTGGCAAGAAATGAACGCCACAGCAGAGCCATCGGCCACGCTCGAGCAGTTGCAGGCACACGTCTGGCAGCGGCTTAGCCTGCAGAAGCACGTAGCCGGTAGACGCATTGTGGACCGGATCACAAGACGTGCCGTGCGTCAGTGGCCCGTGCCTGTGCTGCTGCAGTGTGACCCCGCCCAGGCCAACGTGGTGGGAACCTACTACACACGCACGATCACTAGGCAGTCACGCCAGGAATTCGGCATGGGCATCATTCTGACGCTGATCCTCGGCGCTTTGGTGCAGGAAATTATCAAGTTGCTGGTGGCGTGGTGGATCGACCACCGCAGCGAAATGATTGCCATTGTGAGCAGGTGCAGCCATGACAGCTGAGGAACTGAAGCAGGGCGTGCTTGACACGTTTCTGCGGATTGCTGATCGGTTTGGCGTTCCGTGCGTTGTGCTGGCCGTCGTGCTGTACTTCGGCCGCGAGGCTTGCCAGGTGCTCTACAGTGGGGCAGTTGAGCCCGTGGTGAAATCGCACATCGAGTTCTTAGAGGCCACGAGCGAAACGCTGCACGAGATTGGTGCCGTGCAGACACAGCAGGCGAAGACGCTGCAAGAATTGGCACAAGGCCAGCACGAAATCAAAACGGCCATTTCGCAGAGGAACTGACGCATGGCAATGAGCCCAAAGCTATTGCGCCCACGACAAACCAGCCAATTCGCCGCGCTGCGGAATGGGCTGGCAGGTTACTGGGCGTTTAACGAATCAGCCGCCAGCGGTGACGTGAGTGCGACGAACTATGTCACCGGTGGCGTGTCGCTTACGTCGGTGAATTCCGTGCCATCAACCACCGGCATTCAAGGAAACGCGAGAAACTTCACGACAGCCAACAGCGAACGACTCTATGCGTCCATCAGCGGCAATGCCAGCCTGACGCTTATAGGACCAACGGCGTTCAGTGTGGCCTTTTGGTTCCGTCCCAACGGCAACGCATCTGCCGCAAACACGTATGGACTGGTTTCCAACGACTCATTCCCAACGGAACGTGGAATGGCTATTGGCATGCCATCAAGCGGGTCAACGTCGTGGAACATGCCGCATTTGTACATTTTTTACACGGACAACACCACCGACACGTACAACCCGTGGAACGGAATTCTGCCCGCCACCATTGCCAAGGATGTGTGGCACTTCATCTGTATTCGCCGGGACGGCAACACTGTTTCATCGACATTCAATGGCACTGCCGGCACTCCCATTACGCTGACTAAGACGCCGCGTGCATCGCGCACCAACCTGCATGTTGGAATTCGATATGGCACGTCTGGCGCCGGTGCGGACTTCTTCAACGGTGATGTGGACGAGCTTGCCATATGGAGCCGTGCCCTAAGCGATTCGGATGTGTCTAGCCTGTACAACAGCGGCGCAGGAATTGACCTGACAAAATGAGCACACCAGCAATAGACGGCATGATTGCGGATCTGTGGCCCAATCTCGCAGCCGCCCAAGACGCGCACCACGCCGCGCACGGCGTGTACTTCCAATGCCTGTGGACGCACGCAGCGGCACCAGACACTGACGCAGCCCCTGATCTACAGGGCATTACGCCTGCCGGCCAGGCGGAAGTGCCAACAGACTGGTTGCCGCAATTGATTCGGGCACGCCTGTCAGTTGACACGTACGGCCAACCTGACGGCTGGACGCTGACAGCACAGGCAATCGTGGACGGGCAGACCGTGCTGCGAAGGTGTGACTGTGGCATTGATGGAACGCGGTCGTGCGAATGGCAAGTGCCGCAAGTGGCCCCTGACTGACCGAAGCCTCTACTGCAAGACACCACGTGCACCCCATAGCCTAAGTACAAGGAGACAGCCAAATGCCCGACGCCCAACTGTACCGCCGCACACGCACCGTCGATATCACCCTGTCCACGGCCACCTCGAGTGCCACCACGCTCAGGCTAGATGACATGGCAGGTGCTGTCGTGTCGTTTGGCACCATGTCCACCAGTGCCACCACGCTGCAGATGTGGGGCTGCGACACGGAAAGTGGCGCCTACAAGCGGGTGTACAAGGCCGATGGCAGCGTGGCTGACGTTACGCTGGCCCCCTCGACTGCGGCGGGCAGGATATACGCCATGCCCGACGAGGTGTACGCCCTGCCATTCGTGAAGATCCTGAGCGCCCACACGGCGGCAACAGGCGTGGCTGGTGTCGTGGTGTTCAAGAGCTAGGGCCATGCCCCAGCGGATACCAACGCACAGGCCACTGCGTCTGCGTACGGCGCAACGCAGGGATGAGTCTGGGCGGCCCAATGCGGCGGCGCGTGGGTACTGCTCAATTGCGTGGTTCAAGATCCGCCAGGGTGTTCTCACACGTGACGCCTGGCAGTGCCAAGAGTGCGGCCGTGTGTGTGCGAACAAGCGCGAGGCGCACGTCGATCACATAACGCCGAAGGTGAACGGCGGCACGGATGACCTGGCCAACCTGCGTACGCTGTGTATCAGGTGCCACAGCCGCAAGACAGCACGGGAAACTCGGTGGGGAGGGCGGGTTGGATCGTAACGACTCGCATTGAGCGAAACCACGGCTGTTCGTCACGCGGACGCGTGGCCGAAATTGCAACTTTTGGAGGCCGTAGCGTCATGACTAAGGGCAGGAAGCCGACGCCTAAACCGATACTTAGCCTGCGCGGGTCACGCGTTAGGGGGCCGCACAGCACCGGAATTGACGCACCGCCTGGCGTGCCGAGTGGGATCGGATCGTGCCGATGCTTGAGGCGTCAAAGGTGATGAGCCCACGGCACCAGCAGACGCTGGCGGCCTACTGCGACTCGTTCGCCGACATGGTGCAGGCCGACGCAGAACTGAAGGCCAACGGCACCACTCTGATGGACGACAAAGGTAGGGTGAGTAATCACCCGGCATGGACCCGCAAACGGGATGCCCGCACGTCGATGCTGAAGATCGCGGCAGAGTTTGGCTTGACGGCATCAGCACTGGCCCGCGTCACGGCGGTTGAGAATGGCCCGCAAGAAGACGACGAAGACGCCCGCATGTTTGCCTGAGTACGGCCAGACCGGCGTGGACGCGGTGAATTTCTTCACCAAGCACCTGCGGCACACGCAGGGCGAATTGGGTGGCAGGCCGTTTGTGCTCGAGCCGTGGCAGGCCAGCTACATCGGCAGGCTTTTCGGCACACTGCGGCCAGACGGTATGCGGCAGTACCGCACGTCGCTGCTGGCGATTCCCCGCAAAAACGGGAAGAGCACGCTGTGTGCGGGCATCGCCATCAAGTTGCTGTTCGACGGCGAGCCAGGGGCACAAATCTTTTCCTGTGGTGCCGATCGCGAGCAGGCCCGCCTGGTCTTCGAGATGGCAAAGGCGTGCGTGGAAATGTCGCCTTCGCTGCGGTCCCGCCTAAAGGTCTACCGCAACAGCATCGTGCGAGAAGATACGCACAGTTTCTACAAGGCACTGTCGGCCGAGGCGTTCACGAAGCACGGTCTGAACGCACACGGCGTGATCTTTGACGAGTTGCACGCCCAGCCAAACCGCGAACTGGCAGACGTGATGCAGACCAGCATGGGTGCCAGACGGCAGCCGCTCATGGTCTACATCACGACCGCCGGCTATGACCGCAAAAGCGTGTGCTGGGAAATCTGGAAGTACGCCGAAGCCGTGCAGAGCGGTGCCGTGAAGGATGACACGTTTTTACCGGCCATATACGCCGCAGATACGAAAGACGATTGGAAGGACGAAGCCACATGGGTAAAGGCAAATCCCAACCTGGGCATCAGCATCAAGGCGGATTTTCTACGCACGGAGTGTGCACGTGCTGTGGAAATGCCGGCATACGAAAACACGTTCCGGCAGCTGTATCTGAACCAGTGGACGGAGCAAGACAGACGGTGGCTGCGAATGGATCACTGGGCGCAAGGAAACGTTCCCTGCCCTGTGTCGCTTGCGGGCCGCGAGTGCTGGGCCGGTCTGGACTTAGCAACCACCTACGACACTACGGCCCTGGTGCTGCTGTTTCCCCTTGAGGATGGCACGTACTGGGTGGAGCCGCATTTCTGGATTCCATCGATCAACATGCACGCCCGCGTACGCCGCGACAAGGTGCCGTATGACGTGTGGCACAAGCAGGGCCATCTGCACGTGACCGAAGGCAACGTCACGGACTACGACCGCGTGCGGGTTGACATCAACGATCTGGCCAAGAAGTACCAGATCCGTGGCATCGCCATTGACCGTTGGAACGCCACGCAACTGGCCACGCAACTGCAAGGAGACGGCCAAAACGTCATAGGCTTTGGCCAGGGCTACGGCTCCATGTCGGCGCCTGCAAAGCGTACCGAGGCGCTCTGCGTGGCCGGCAAGCTGCTGCACGGCGGCCATCCGGTGCTGACGTGGCAGGCGGGAAACGTGGCGATACAGAGCGACTACGCCCAAAACATCAAGCCCAGCAAGGCCAAGAGCACAGAACGCATCGACGGCATTGTGTCGCTGGTGATGGCACTAGGAATTCACGACACGGCAACGGCACCGCCACCCGAACAATCTTGGGATCTGATGACCCTATGAGCGAAACCGAACAGGCCGTGGCTGACTTCCGCATGATTGACCTGCGTGGCATCGACTGGCCCGAGGTTTCGCCGTCTCGCACGCCGTCTGGCATCCGCGTCAACGCTGACAACTCAATGGCGTGCTCTGCCTACACGGCCTGCATCCGCGTCATTTCGGATGCCGTTTCTGCACTTCCGCTGCACGTCTACGAGCGGATGGCCAACGGCGGCAAAACCAAAGCGGCAACGCATCCTGTGTACCGATTGCTGCACCAGCAGCCCAATCCTTGGCAGACAGCCCAGGAGTTTCGGGATTGGATGACCGGCATGTACCTGCACTACGGTGCGTCGTATGCCGAGATCCGCCCAGGTGCTCGAGGTGCCGTATCTGAACTGTGGCCGCTGCACAGTTCCCGCATGGAGTGCGAGCGGCTGGAGGACGGCACGGTCCGCTACAAGTACCGCGAGCCCAGCGGCCGGCAGACGGTCTACTCACAGTCGCAGATCTTCTGCCTGCGGTTCACAACCGAGGACGGGATTAAGGCGATCCCCACGTACAAGATTTTCCAGAACGCAATCGGGCTGGCTCAGGCTCTAGAGGCTCACGGCAGCACGTACTTCGGCAACGGTGCACGTCCTGGCATCGTGCTGGAGAGTGACAATCCGATACCCGTTGAGGCTGCCGAGCGGCTACGCGAGCAGTGGGAACGGATGCACCGCGGGCCGGATCGTGCCCACCGCACTGCGGTCCTGCCCAACGGCGTGAAGGCCCACGAGCTCAGCGGCAGCAACGAGGCTGCCCAGTTCCTTGAGACGCGGCAATATCAGGTCATTGAAATCTGCCGTGCGTTCCGTGTGCCGCCGCACATGATTCAAGACCTCACCCGCAGCACCTACAGCAATATCGAGGTGCAGGGCACGGAGTTCGTGCAGCACTGCCTGCTTCCGCATCTGAAGCGGTGGGAAGCAGCCATCAGCCGTGACCTCATCGTTGATGATGAGCGGTACTTCGCCGAGCACAACGTCAACGGCCTGCTGCGTGGCGATCACACGAGCCGGGCGGCGTTCTACGTGTCGGCCCTGCAAAACGGCTGGATGACGATCAACGAAATCCGCGAGGCCGAGAACCTCAACCCGATTGGGCCAGACGGTGACCGGCACTTTGTGCAACTGAACATGACGACGCTGGACAAGCTTGGCCAAGAGCCACCGGCATCGGAGTCGATGCCAGAGCCGCCAGCCGTTGAAGACGAGGACAGCCAGGCCGATGAGGCCGAAGACGAAACCGAGCAGGAGGATTCCGCCGATGGAACTTGAACGCCGCTGCCTAGCCTTTGACGAGTTTCCCGAGGCCGAGCTCACGATTGAGACTCGCGGCGATGGCACCCAAGTGCTGACCGGGTACGCCGCCGTCTACAACCGCTTTTCGCTTCCGCTGCGAGAAGGCGGTTCGACGTTCCGCGAGATCATCATGCCGGGTGCGTTTGACAAGATTCTGAACCGCCAGCGTGGCAAGCAGGACGTTGTTGCCCTGTTCAATCACGACCCAAACTTCGTGCTTGGCCGCACGTCGTCTGGCACGCTGGAACTCTCCAGCGACGACCGTGGGCTGAAGTATTCCGTGGTGCCGCCCGACACGCAGACCGGGAGGGACGTGATGCACCTCGTGCGTCGTCGTGACCTGCGCGGATCGTCGTTCGCGTTCCTGGTCGATGAGGCCAAAGGAGCAAACTGGACGAGCGACGACCAAGGGGCCGTGCGGCAGATCCGTGAAGTTAGCCTGCTGGCCGATGTGTCTGTGGTTCTGACGCCGGCCTACCCGGCAAGCAGCGTCACGATTGCCATGCGTTCCTACGAAGCGTGGCTTGCCATGCAGTCGCAGCCCGAGCCCGAGGCGGTGGCCGATGCGGTTGCCAAGCGTTCGCTGGTTCGTGACGCCGCTGCAGCGTGGTCACTGAGGCTTCGCCGTGTCTGAGGCACGCTGCACCTGCGGCGAAAAACTTCGGTGCCGTTCCAGCCGCCCATGCGGTGACGAGCGGCAGCGGTATCTGCGTTGCCCGAGGTGCGGTGCTCGTGCTGTAGTGTTTGTGAAAACAACACTATCTGCGGTTCGCTTCTGCAAGGCACCCCGCCCGTAGTGGCACTGTGGACTCCATCGGCAATACCGCCGGCGGAGAACTCACACAGTGGACAACCTCAAGAAGCTGCAGGACGAGGCCG